CCATTCATTAGGGGCTTTAATATGTGTTTCAAAATACTCTTTAGTTTCACTATAATCATGAGCCATGATAAAATCGCCTGGCTTTAGTAAATCTGCTAACAAATTGACTTCATTAATTTTATTACCACCATCACACATTAATACTGTGGTACCTGGTCGTTGAATAAGATTTTTAATTTCGTCAAAATTGCCTTCACGAAGAGTTTTATAATCATCATTAAACAAATTACAACAACGTGTAATGATACCATCATCCCTTAATTGTTGATATTGGCCCAAATTGTGTACATCAAAAGTAGTGTATGAATATTCATAATTTAACCCTTTTAATATATTATTAAGAGCTAATGATGCACCACCTTGACCAGTGCCAACTTCCACAACATTTACAGGATGTACTTGTGCAAAAAACTTTTCAAAAACAGGTATAAAATTTCTATGCTGCTGGCCAATCAAGCCATATAAACTAAGATTCCAATCCATCTTTAATCCTTTATAATTTAAGTTAAGCTGCTGGAGCAGCAGGTTCGGCTCCATACATACTTTGTACAAATGTTAGATCTTCTTCCATTTCTAAAATATGTGCTTCCGAGCTCTTCCTTAAATCATTTATCTGTTTTAAAGTCAGTCTAGTTTTTCTTGTGTCGCCACGCAATAATTCCGACACATCACGGGCAGCATCGAATCTAAAATCGTTGCTGACTTTTTGTGTTTCGGGATTAAGATAGAATAATTCTCTTAGGATCATATATCTATTTATTAAACTGCGGGAGGTGCTCCGCCTGCCCCTGCTGTCATGCCCATCCCTGTATCAACTCCCGGAGGCATACCGCTGGCATCTTGCTGCATGTCTTCTGGGGCACTAGTATCGCCTGTTAGTTCTAAGTCACTATCTATACCGGCAGCACTGATACCTGTACTACGTAATTCACCACTAGCATCTGTGCCACTTACAGAGCTCATACCCTTTTCTTGCTTCCATAAGTTTTCATTTTCTGCCATCTCTTCTTCACTTAGACCCAAGAATCTCTTCAAAGCAAAACGTTTACTGATATAAGGCACAGCCTGTATAGTATTGAATGTATTAATTCTTTGTCCGTCCACTTCAGCTTGACGATAAGCAGCAAAGTTTTGTGGAGGTTGGAATCTTATTTCAAATAAACTGCTATCAATATTGGTACCTTGATAGTACAAATAACGCTTAAATTCTTCATCGAATACACTGGATATAAGACTTTGTAATCTCATACAGTAGTTGTTAAATCTTAATTCTTGAATATAAGCAGTGCCTACTCTTCCGTCGTTATACTGTGCCTGACTATCGTCAGCACCAGTAGGTAAGTAACTGCTAGGAATCCTGAGAGCTCTAAAAAGTTTGTTCGTAAAGTATTTAAGGTCATCGATCTCGCCTAAGTTTGTGCCGCCTGGTAATGTTTCAACCTTACTGCCCCTGCCACCCTCAGTCTGAGGGAAGAAATAATCTTCACTGATACTTAATGGATTATAGGCACTGTCAATAACGTTCATGCCACCGCCACTTTGACTTGGTATACGACGTTGATGAATCTCATTTTTAACACGTTCCACAAAGGCCATGGCCATGTGACTAGGCATGTTACCTACATCAACATAAAATATTCTACGCTCTGGAGCACGTTGTATACGATAGATTAGAATAGCATCTTCTAATAGTTCTTTTTGTTTGTATACTTTAAACACTTGCTCTAATAAACTATTACCAAATGGATAGTTATTGTCTAAACCTTCACTTAAACTTAAATGTATGACATGGGCAGCATCAATAGACATTTCATTTTCACCAATATGGAATCTATCCCCATATTGAGTAGGATATGCACCTGTTGCTCCCCTAGTTTGCCCACCACCGGCAATATAATTACTACCTCTATTATTAGTTTGTTGCGGGCTGGTCTGAATTTGAGTTGCAACTAAATTTTGAAAATTAGGTGCTAGATCACGAACAACATATTGTTCAGGTTTTTTACCTTCACTTTCATTTACAATTACCTTAACTAATTTACTAGGATCTACATAAAACCATTTTTGTGTTTCTGGATCTCTAATAAAAAATGCATCACCATACTTGAAAGTATTACGCACCATACGAAAAAATCTTGTGTCAAACTGTTGTAGTTTAAACCACTGTTGTAGATACTCTCTCAAAACACGAATTTCTGTATTTGTGGCCTTGTCCTTAAAAGTCAAATGGAAAGTGGTATTATTTTCTTTATTTTTTTGTGTGCAAAATTCTGCAAGAATATCTAATGCTGCATTGATTTCTGGATCCATGTCCATAGTATCATACTGCATATAACGTTCTATTCTATTAGGACTACCTACATAAATGTCTGGTAAGTAACTGCTATAATTGCTACGTGCAGGACCTGCTTTACTAGCATTGCTGCTTATGGGACTAACCGTACCAGTTTGATTATTAACTGTTACTGGCGTGAAATATCTACGCCAACTCATCAATGTGCTCCAAATAAATTGCCACTGGCTATGCCCTTAGTAGCTTGAATTTGTTTTGCGGAGATGTCTTCAGTTTTCTTTATAAGAGTATTCATTGTAGTATTTAACAACTCTAGTTTCTTTACTACATCATCCAGAGTTGACTTAACTGTAACTGATTCTTTGGCACCTGATGCAGATTGTGAAGGTTTAGACATATCAACAGGCGTATATTCTTCGCCGGTTTCTGGATTAATTTTCTTACCTGGACTTGGTGTTGGCGGTTTGGGATCTTCTTTTTTAAGGGATTCGGCTTTACTTTTAACTACAGGCATTCCGCTAGCATCTATACTAATATCACTAAACTTTGTGGCTTTAGCCTTGTTAATTGATTCTGTCTGCATGTCAGCTTTAATTCTTGCTGTGGGATCTTCCTTGACGTCACTATATTTGGGTTCACGAGGCATATTTGCCAACATATCCCCGCCCATTTTTTCTAGATCAGCTTTACTAGTTGGTAGAGCATCTTTTATATCAGCCATAATTTTTTCTGCTGAATTATCAGCATATTTTTCATCGCGGGGCAAGTTAGCTGACATAATATCAGCCATGTTTTTTTCTGTTGTATTATCTGAATATTTTTCGTCTCGGCCCATGTTTGCCAACATATCACTGCCCATTTTTTCTAGATCAGCATTACTAGTTGGTAAAGAATCTTTTATGTCAGCCATGATTTTTTCTGCTGAATTATCAGCATATTTTTCATCGCGGGGCAAGTTAGCTGACATAATATCAGACATGTTTTTTTCTGTTGTATTATCAGAATATTTTTCGTCTCGGCCTATGTTTGCCAACATATCACCGCCCATTTTTTCCTTGTCAATATCACTTGTAGGTAAAGCATTTTTAATATCAGCCATAATCTTTTCTGCTGAATTATCTTTACCATACTTGTCATCGGTTTCTTTGTTAACCGATGTTTCATTAGTAGTTGACACATCAAAGTTATCACCTACATTTTCCATTACCCCAGATAATTCCTGCTTGATATCAGTGGATACTTTTTCAGTTATTGCCACTTGTTCATTTGCTGATTTTGTAACGATACCTTTCTTTAGATTTTCGGCTATTGTATAAGCCTCGACTTCTTGTTCTCTAAATTTCTTTTTTTCTTCTAACTCTTGAATTTCGCCTTTGGTTATTTCAATACGCTTTTTTTCTCTAGTACTTAACTCTTGTGTTTTTCCTTTTTCTTCTAATTCAGCAATTAGTTTATTTTTTTCTTCAATACTATTTTGAGTGTTTATTATCGATCTTTCAGCCGAATCTTTATAAGCAGCATTAGATTCAGAACTATAAGTCATAGCATATTTTAATGTAGTTTTACCATGCTCGTCTAAAGTTTTACCTGCTTCTGCTATTTGATCAGATAATTCTGTTTTCTTTACTGCCATTTCTTTAACTGGTAAGGCATCTTTCATATCGTCGGCAATTTTTTTAGAATTATTTTCTACAACACCGACCAATTTTCCATTTTCAGCTATAGTTACTTGTAATCCGTTCTGTTCGGCAAATGTTTTCTGTTCAATTAATTTTTCTAATACCTTATTTTCATCAGCCATTTTAGTATTTGCTTTACTATTGGCTTTCATTTTTTCTTGATTTTCTTTATCTATGGCATCTATTTGTGCTTGTTCACTTTCTGTTAATGCACGACCTTCTTTTCTAGCTGTTTCCTCTATGGCATTAGCTTTGGCATCTAGGGCTTGAAGCTCTTTTAAATTTGCTTCCAGTTGTTTTTTATTTGATTCTAATTTTGTTTTACTATCATCTAATGTTAACTTGGCCAGCTCACCATGCATTTCTTTTTGTTTTGAATTTAAATCTATAGTGTTTAAAACAATACTATTAGCGGCATCTAATTTTTCTTGATTTGCTTTTTTTGTAATTTTTAATTCTTCGTCGGCAAATTTTTTTGTTTCTTCTATTGAAGCTTTTCCACTATCTCCTTGTGCCGCCGATTTATCTGCCTTACTGACCGTTGTGCTTAAATCTTTAAATTGGCCACCGAGATCGATTCCTGGATTATTAGCTGGTTTACCTGTACCTTTATCGAGTTTATCTGTGGAAACAACATTACCTGCTTGTTCAGGAACAACAAGTTCTGGACCTTTTTCGCCTACCCAATACGGTTCTCCTGGTTTTACTGGGCCACCTTCTGCTCGTCTTTCAGGACCAGTTCTGTTAGCAGGAGTTGCAGCAGGAGTTGTAGTAGGAGTTGCAGCAGGAGTTGTAGTAGGAGTTGCAGCAGGAGTTGCAGCAGCTCTGTTAGGATTAGACAGTGTTTCTTTAAACTTCTTGATAAGACCTATTGTTTCGTCGGCTACTTGTTTAATCTTTGTAGCAGCTTCAGTTAATACCTTGGCTGTTTCTTCTACCCCTTTTCCGGCGGCTCCTGCTATATCTTTAGAAATACCCCCAAAAGTTTTGTCAAATTCTTTTTCTAGGCCTACTTGAGTTGTTCTAGTTTTCGGGTCAGTGGCCCTATCTACCATTTTGTTCATGCTTTTATCAAAGTCTGTGCCTTTGGCCATGGATTTGCCTACTGAGCTTACCGCAGCAGCATTGGCTTTCTCTAATTCGATTCTAGCCTGTATCATTGCTCTGGTATGACCGTCTCTTGCCCCTTGCTCTTCTTTAATCATATCTTTTTGTTTGGCCATTAAGCCGCCAACATCTTTTAAAGAACTATCTAAAGCTTTTAAACCTTCGAACTGTGTTTGAGTAGCGGCCATTGTATCCCTGGCTACTTGACCCGCAGTGCCCCCTGCAAATCTTGCCACAGAAAGATTTGCATCACTATTTTGTGATGTTATAGCAGCAGCATCGGACTGTTCTTTGGTTTTTTTGGCTCCTTCATAATCTCCTTGCTTAATTTTTTCTCTAGCTTCCATTGATTTCTGATATGCTTCACTATTCAAGGAAGCATGAGCCATGGCTCCACTACTTTGTAAACTACCGCCTGTTATTATCGATTCTTTAATAGCAGCACCGGCAGCGGCACCTTGAGTAGCTTCGGTTGTTGCCACAAGGTCCATCATGGCAGCTCTGTACTTTTCAGCATCTTCCTTGCTCATGTTGCGTGTTTCTTGTCGCATCGCTGCTTCAAAAGCCATGTCCTTTTGAAGATTTTTTCTTGTTTCTTCCTGTTCTTTTCTACTAACTCCAGTAAGCTTGGCTAATGAATCCATCTCTTCAGCCATTTTCATTGCACTAGCTATGGCCCTTTCTCTAGAGCCGTCTTCAGCTGATAATTTAGCTTTGCTGGCTCCAATTTGTATGGCTAGAACTTCATTCAATTCCTTACTGCTATAACCCAGCTGCATCATTTTTTCGCCGAGTTCACTGTTGATCATTTGCTTACTGAGTTTAGCAAATTCTTCAGCACCTTTACCTACAGTGCCTCCAAGACTGGCAAATTTTGACTGGTTAGCCGTCATGAACTCACTGAACTCGCCCATACTCATACGCATGTCAGCAGCACCCATGCGTATGTTGTTCATACTATTGCCAAAAGTTATACCAGTTTGGCTTAGTTCTTTAAAAGTATCAACATTAGTACCTATGACCTGAGCCATTTTTTGCCAAGGTGTAGTCATTATATCGACTAAACCCTTGGAAACTGCCTCAATACTTCCGGTATATTCCTTTAAGGCATCAGCTTGTCTACCAGATGCATTGGCTAATTTTTCAAGCTCAGTCGACGTTTTTGTTACAGCTTTTGCAACACCGGCGCCGGCATCAACTACTTTTTTAAAAACACCACTATCTTTTTCAGCCATATTTTTTTACCGGTTAAATGCGTATATAAATACCATAGTTATATTTATCGGAGTAATAATGGCAAATCACGGTAATCCACTGCAAAAATATTTTCGCCAGCCGAAAATTTATATCAGTCTTCCCAGTAAAGGACTTTTTTACAGTGAAGGTTCCTTACAGGGCGACTATAATAACATGCCTGTGTTCGGTATGACAGGCATGGATGAAATCATTTTTAAAACACCTGACGCTTTGCTAAACGGAGAAAGCACTGTAAAAGTACTAGAAAGCTGCTGTCCTTACATTAAGGAAGGAGACAAAGTTCCTAGCATCGATATCGATGCATTATTAGTGGCCATAAGAATTGCCACATACGGTGAAATATTAGATGTCAGCAATACTTGTACTGAATGCAGTCATGAAAATGATTACGAAATTAGTCTTTCTAAAATATTAGAATATTTTAATAATCAAACTTATGATGGAAAAATTATCATAGATGATTTGACTCTTGTTTTAAGACCTCTAAATTATAAAGAAGTTACAGAATTTAATATAGAAAATTTTAAACTACAAAAAATGCTGTTTCAACTAAACCAATCCAGCATGTCTGAAGAAGAAGGCGGTGAGGAAAAAATAAAAAGTATACAAGCTAATATCTATAAAACTATTAGTGAAATTCAAGTTAAATTGTTTATCAGCAGTATTGAAAGTATTAGAGTAGGCAACGAAATAGTAGAAGATGTAGAATATATCAGTGAATGGTTACAAAATTCCGAACGCGGGTTCTTCCAAGAAATTAAAAGGAAGCTAGAAAAAAATAAAGAAATTTGGGATATACCCAAACAACATATTAAATGTAACAACTGTGAGCATGAAACAGATATTGCCGTAACATTGGATCCATCAAATTTTTTCGGAAAAAAATAACCTATATGTCGAACTCTGACATTATAGAGTTAATAGTACAATACGATAATATAGCAAAATCAATTAAAGACGAAATTTTTCGTATTAGTTGGTATATGCGAGGCGGCATAAACAGCCAAGATCTATTTCATATATACGGTTACGAAGACCGTAAAATCATAAACGAAATAATAAAAGAAAATATAGACCTAACTAAAAACAGCGGACTGCCGTTACTTTAAGTAGCTTTTTTCTCGGGTTCAGGCGTAATCTTTTCTTTATCCATTTCATTAGGCAACCATTTTCCTGTTGCAGCAATTCTCAAAGGTAAAGGTACTAATGATAATAATGCATCACCGGCCATACCAATTAATTTTCTAAGTTTGTCCATAATGGCTTCTCCGATCCCTGCACCTACACTAACATTAGCAAGAGCTTCGGCTAACCATTTTTTACCTGCATCAGTACGAAAAATACCCATAGCCGCTGCTTCACCACCTTTAGATACCATAGTGCCCCAATACTTTACCATGGCTCCTGCTCGAGGACTGGCTACTTTACCTATAATAGCACCTACAGCTTTACTGGTCATTTTGCCTACACCGCCTATTATTCCAGGT